ATAGTCACCGTCGCCGAGCTGCGCCTGAAAATGAACCCACAGCTGGCCGCCCTCGACTGGAGCAAAAAAAGGGCCGACAACCAAGGGCTGGTTGTCGTTGAGCACGAATTTTGTGGTGTTAATCGTCGCGTTTGATGGCGTGGTTTGCGCATCACTACCGCTAAGATTGTTGAAGAAGAAATTGTAATAACGCACCGGGTTAATGGTGGCGCCATTGTCAGTAATAGTGGCGTTAAACAGATCGGCATTCAGCTTGATATCACGCGTCACAGAGCCGCTGGCAGTGCTGTATGTCACGTTGACAACAAACGTCACTGCATGGGGTTTGCTCAGGTTGTAAAAATAATCGAAATCTGACTGCAGCACGATTTTCATTGAGACCTGTCCGCCGGAGAACTGGCCGGAAACTACTGTGCCGGCTGTCGCGGAGTAAGCGGGGAATTCGCCACTTTCATTCGGTCCGGGGATCTCCTGGCCGTCAACGTCATCGAATTCGAACCCTTCATAAATCACCGGAATAACTTCACCCGGGCCGAATACCTGATACGAAGCGCCCGCCAGAGAACCCAGCGTTGATTCTGAGTAGCGCACGCTCTCGACTGTGTATTTGCCCAGCCCGAAATTCATCCATTCCGTCACATATTTGACGTTGTCGATGAACTCAAACATGGACTGCTGGATCAGGTCCGGGTAGGCCCTGACCTGGCCGTAAACATCTGGCCGCGCCTGGTATGTTCGTGCGACGTTAGTCTGCCCGGTCAGCTTATTGTTAGGCGATTCTTTGCTGTTGCTGTCAGCCACAGAAAACGACTGCTTGGGCATTAGGAAGCTGAAAACCTTGCTGACCACTTTGAAAATAGGACTTAGCACATCTCCGATCACGCCTTTTGGCTGGTCGAAAACCTGAACCCTGTCCCTCTCGTTCAGCGCAAATCCCACTTCATCATCTGGCCCCAGCTCCCGCCCGTTGAAAACGACAACAACATCGCTGTGCGTGTCCGCGTTAAGCAGCCAATCGGAAAGAAGCGTGCCACTGTCCACGCTAAATCTCTCGCGCGGCGTGCCGGGCACTCTCTGTAACTCAATCAGCGGCATAGGTCTTGTACTCCACTTTTGTAAACATCCGCTCAATTGCCGCCATGCGATCGCTGCGAACGGCGCCATTCTCTCCGCGACTGTGAAGTGCCCGGCCATCCACAATCACGCCGATGTGCGCCGGGCGTTCTCCCTCATATGCAATGAAAATACCGCCCTCTTCTGGACCCGCCACGCTGCGCCAGTGGATGACCTCATCGGCGAAACAGGTGATGAAATCGCTGTCGGCCTCATATCCCGCCGAGTGGTGTATTTCACGGCCTTCCACATGGCGATAAAACAGCACGACCAGGCCCCAGCAGTCGCATGCGTCGAAAGTGCAGGCGCGGTTGCGCCACGGCACCCCGATCATGCGTGCCGCGAATTCACTAGCCGATTTGCAGGCCGGGCCAGTCTGCTGGGTCATACGGCCTCCCCACATTTTTGTTTAAAGGATTTGTCATCGATAGCGACACATTCACGTCAGTCCCGTCCATGTTGCAATCACTGACATACAACCGCCACCTCTTGAGCAGCGTGCTCATATCTGCGTCATAAAGGGCATATGTCGCGTTGATTGGCTCAATGCGCGCATAGCTCTTCCAGGCCTTCAGCTTTTGCTTGAAATCCTGCGCGAGGCGGCTGAATTTAAGCGTGCTGTCGATTACCGGGGTGCTGCTCTGCTGGCTCTCGGTCAGCTCGAAACGGCACGGCAGGTATTCACTGCCCGCGATATTTTTCGAAAACACCTGGTTGTTGACGATGCGGACATAGCCGAATGTGGAGTGATAAAACGTGATGGTTTCGTACTGAATGCGGTTGGGCCGCCGCGCTCGTATCTCGCGTAATGTCGGCATCAGGGTAATCTCGGTAGTGATTCGGGATCGCGATTGTCGGGGTAGCCGGTCACGATGATATCGAGCCAACTGGCCCACGGCGGCGGCAGTTCGACGATAATATCGTCGTAGTCATCGTCCGAATTGTTCAGCTGTCTGCAGATAACGCTGCCCGTCCAGGTAAAGATGCTGCCGGACTGGCTCCAGGTTGGGTATGCAGTAAAATGAATCTCCTGCACATCTAACCCTGTATCTCCCGATCCGGTCCCCAAACGCATCGTGAACCACTGGTTTCCGTTATCGAGGTAGTTTGGGCTGCGCAGCCACTGCATAAACGCCCGGTGCTGGTCCCGCGTGAAAATCCACGTCAGGCTGAAAGTAGTCTTCAGGTCGTCAGTGAGCTTCTGAAAAATTGGCGGCCCTACCTGGGGTGTTTCGGTTCTGAAACCTGTGTCAGTGCTGGGTGATTTCCCGCCCTTCTGTGCTAGGGGCAGCCAGTCAGGATATGGTATTGCCATTAGCCGCCTCTTGCTTTGCGTGGTGCTGTGTGAAAAGTAGATATGGACTGGCTCATCGGGCCACCGTTTGACATGTCAGTTACGAAAGCATCGATGGTCAGCGTGTTGCCGTTCTGCGATGTCTGATAGTCGTAACTGTGATCGCCTGTGGTGTAATCGTTAAAATTAACCACCACGTTAAGCCCGCCCCCCTCACCTCCCTGCAGGTTTTTGTTGCTGATCACCTTACCGTTATCGCCGGGGATCATATAGCTGCTGCCATTGCTGGCGCGGTACATCTCCGGCTTATTTCCCTCACCTACCTGGTACATGCTGCCAGCACTGACCGGGCCGCCGTTTTTCCTTTTACCGGCCACCCCCATCGCCAGCGCACCAAGCACGGCTCCGATGCCGATCGCCGCGGCGCCGCCGAATGAACCTATCGATGCAACAATGGCGGCAGGCGTCCAGGCTGCAACAGTTGTTGCGGCGGCAGCGGTACTTGCCGCCGTTGTGGTAGCCGTTCCGGCAACCGAGGCCGCTGTAGTAGTGGCAACCGCTGTCGTTTGAGCAGCCGCACCCATTACGGCAGACTTAACCCACTCCACACCCATCTGGACAAATGAGTTAACCAGGCTGTTAAGCACGGTCGAGCCAAGCGAACGCATGGCGTCCTGCGCTGACATACTGCCGGTAAGTATCCCGGTCAGCGCGTTTGAAGCATTTCCTGCGAATGAATCGAATGCAGCAGCAGCAGCCTCATTGCCCGCGCTTTGCTGGCGCCATATTTCCCATTGCGCGGCGATACGTTTCTGCTCGAACTCAGTATTGGCCGCGTTGCGCAGCGCCAGCCCCTGCTGCTCGGTGATGGTTTTTTGCTGCTCAAACTGCTGGATCAGCGCAAGTTTCTGAGCATTCTCATTCGCCAGTGCCTGCACCGGGTCGACAGTTCCGGCTGCTGCCTGCTGAGGTGTGACAGCATTCGAAGCATTCGCCTGAGCAATCTGCTGAGAATATGTCGCGGCGATCTCGGCGCGGCGTTTCTGGCTTTGCTCAAAGCTAATATCCCCGGCAGCGAACTGGCGCTGAACCTGTGCCAGGTCCTGAGTGCGCTGGCGTTCGGCTGTGGCTGCTGCCTCCTGCTCGAGCGCAGCCTTTTTATCAGCGGCCTTTTGCTGAATATCAAACATCAGCCCGGCCTGCTGTGATGCCTGCTGTATCTGCGTAGATGACGCGCCGGATCCTAAGTCCTGAATCGCAGCCAGCTGAGCGGCTTCACGGTTAAGCCCTTTGTACTGCAGCTCGGCCACCGCCATCTGATCGGTTAAGTCCTGCAGCGATTTCTGCCGGCGCTTTTCTGCCTGCTCCGCCTGGCTCTCAACTTTCGCAGATTCCTTGGCCGTCGAATTGCGCGCAGCTTCGGCGGCCTGCAGGTCGTACTGCTGACCAGCCAGCTCAGCAGCTGTGTTGACCTGATTCAGGTTACCACCTTTAGCAGTGGCCTCCATGCGCGCTTTAGTGACGGCTCTCAGGCGCTTATCAGTGATTGCCAGGAGTTTGTTTTCGTCTTCCAGACCCTTGTTGAAGTCATCGGCTTTTTCGCTGCGGGGTATCTGCAGGCTGGATGAGTTGAATTTTTCCTTAGCGGTGGCGGCCAGATTAACGGACTGCGCGAAGTGGTTCATCATGCCCGCGGCATCACCGGCTGCCGTACTTTCCCTGCTGAGAAGCTCGATCCCTGTTTTAAGTCCGGTGGTTAGCTGCGCCTGACCAAGGGTGATGGCACTTTGCGTCTGGCTCAGCCGCTTCTGTGCCTTTTCCAGCGCATCAGCTGCAATGTACTGATCGTCCAATGCTGAAGACAAGGCATCAGCAGCCTGGCGCCCGCGCGTGGTTCCCTTGCCCCAGTTGTCGATCTCCTTACGCAGGTCACTTACCCGATAAGTGGCCTTATCGTAATTTTTTTGCGCGTCATCAACGCTATCGCTGAGGCTGACCAGGCTTTCGCGCATGCGCGCAATAGACGCACCGACTTCTGTCGCTGACATCTCTTTGAATTTGGCAACCAGACCGTTGACGCTGTCGGCCAGGTCATTGGCTTCCTGCTTCGCCTGCTGCGCGCGCTGGTAAAAGTAAAAAATGGCAGCAGCGGCCAGAGTGGCCACACCCGCCGGGCCGCCGATGAGCGCCAAGGCGCCGCGGGCAATATTTGCTGCAGCACCCATTGCGCCATGAGCTGCTGCTACGCGGTAAGCTGCTGCCGCATTCGATATCTGCGCGGCAGTTGCAGCGGCCAGCGCACCGACGTAGCGGGAGCCCATAATGGCGGTGACTGAGAGGATGACAGTGGAAACCACGTCAAGGTTTTCGCTCAGCGTGATCACCGCGTCATTAAAGATGGCCACGCCAGCTTTAACTGTCGCCGAGCTACCTACGAACTGAGTGATGTTGTTGCCAGCAATCTGGAACGCCTGGCCGATTGTCTGGGTCGTGTTGGCAAACTCTTTTCCGATCACATCACCCTGGCCCAGCAGGCCATTGACCACGACATCAGTGGTCAGTTTGCCCTGAGCGGCCATCGCGCGCATCTGACCGATGGAAACGCCCATCGAATCAGCCAGGGCTACGATCAGTCTGTTGCCCTGCTCGTTCACAGAGTTGAATTCTTCGCCGCGCAGCGCGCCGGATGCCAGCCCCTGCGACAGCTGAATGATGGCATTCTCGGCTTCCTGCGCCGTGGCGCCAGACACAACGAATCCCTGGTTGATGATCGTGGTGAGTTTCGCCACGTTATCCGCACTGGTGCCGTACTCGCGAGTAGCACGCTCCAGACGAGCGTAGAGCGACGCTGTGGCATCGAGGCTTGAGCGGGTTGATTGCGTGATGTCAAACACGCGCTGTGTCACCTGGGTGAGGCTTTCACCCGTCCGGATGGAGTTCGCCAGTTTGTTGTTCAGCGTGGTCCAGGCGTCAGCATATTGCGCCACCTGCTGAATTGACAGTGCCGCGGTGAGAGCTTTAGCCACGCGCGACAGGCTGCCCATTGAGTTCTCGACAGACTCGACAGCTTTTCCGGTGTCGTTAAACTTGCGCTCCATCAAGTCGAGGCGGGTATTTACCTGCTGCTGGGCGGTCAGCAGGCCGCGAACGTCCATTTCAATATCGTAAAAAAGCTCACCCGCTTTCTCGGCCATCAGTTTTCTCCGGGCAAAAAAATTCCCGCTTTAAGCGGGCTTCTGTTCTTTAGCCATGAGCGCAGCCCATCGCCGATCGTCGTCATCCATCACCGCGTCATACTCTTCGCGGGTGAAGCCTTTCTGGTTCGGGTATTTATCGTTCATCATCATCGCAAACTCAGTCATCGTGAGCTGCTCGGCCTCCTGCCGGCTTAAACCAAAATGACTGCGCGCCGCGCTGATGTATTCGAATGCGTGGAAGGCTGTGGTGGTCTCCTGCTCTTCATGGCGCTGCAATTTTCTGACCCGTGCTTTACCGATCACGCCGTGAGCGAGCAGGTTTCGCGCGATGACAATCATGTGATCCACAGGCATGCGGCCTGGTCGCCAAATCATTTTTCGGCCGATGACGGCTATTGGCTTATCCGGAACCCAAATCCCGGCGCGCCCGGTTTTCCTTTCTTCCATCCAGCCTGTCAGGTGGGATACGTCGTCTTCACAGCAGGCCTGTATCACCCCTGCAGCTGCCTTCATCAATCGGTGCAGGTAAATGCGCATATGGTTCAGCGCCCACATGGGGACGTCAACGCTGTGATTGAATGCTGCGTAAACGCGCCGCTGATGCTCCGGGATTTGCGCATGCATATCCACAGCCGCATTCAGAACGTGACTGATGCTGTCGCTGTGCAGTTCGACGTAAAGCGCAACAATATCTTCCGGATCCCCGAGTCGCGTCATTGCGGCAAAAGAAGGCCGGAAAAAATATTCCCTGTCGCCATCTGCCAGGACGAATTCGCCGATCTCTTTAATGGGTGTCATTAAACCTCCGTAAACAGTATCAAGGGCAGCCGCAACTGCCCTTTGTACTGGTTAAGGCTCGGTGACCGTAATCGCTGCCGTGTCGGTTTTTCCTCCGTCAGCAGTGGTCGCGGTAATAGTTGCAGTGCCATCACTGACGGCAGTAACCAGCCCGACGCTGGTCACCGTAGCGATGGCCGGTGCTGAACTCTGCCAGGTAACGCCCTTATTGGTGGCATCGAGCGGGGCCACCGATGCATTCAGCTGAAGAGAAGCGCCGACATTGATGCTCCCGGTATCAGGTGTGACCGTTACACCAGTAACAGCAATCGGATCGGCAACTTCAAACACGACGGTATCGGCATCGTAGACTTTCCACTCACCGGAGAAGGTGGAGATATCAGATGTACCGAAGTCGCCAGACCATGAAGTGGTGTTGAAATACCCCATGATGAAGCTACCGGCATCCTCACCAGCAAAGTCGAAGCGCACCCAGACGGTAGGCTGGCGCCCTGCCTGAATTTCGTCGAAAATGTACTTCGACAGACGCATGGCACCGATTTCAGAGTCTTTGTCTTTTTTACGGAATTCACCTTCGCCAGAAATAGTGAAATCCATACTGTTGACCAGGTTCTCCACCAGCCCCTTGGCATCGTCTGCCTCGCAGTTGACGGTGTTCATGGAATAGTCGATTCCCTTCGTGGTCATGGCGCCGAGGCGCTTCCACTCAGCCATCGCTGGCACCGCGTCGGGGCAGCCGAAGGCCATGCGGAGCACGGCGACCTTCCCGATCAGCTTGCCAAAGTCATTAGCACAGCCTTGCATGTATACCTCTCAAAATTAAAAAGGCCGCCTGCTGGCAGCCTGTGGGATGGATTTTTTCGGGGCTATTCCCCGTATGTGCAGGAGATATTGAGCTGCCAGACGAGGCGATTTTCTTCCGTGGGAATTGGGCGGGGAAAGCCACCGATGAGCTGCAAAGCGCCGACGCAGTCATCGGCACCGACCTGAGCGTTGATGTACTCGACGATACGGTTTACAGCACCCTCGGCCACGTCAGGCTTATCCACAGTGCCAATAACTGAGACCAGCACGTAATGCTCGCCGCCCAGGTCATAACTCTGGTTTGACCCGCCGTTCGGCATGAAGACTATGAATGCTGCGCTTTTGCTTGTGTCGCGCCACTGGCGCCACTGCACCGTCAGGCCCGCGGTCAGCCCGGCATCGACGAACAGGTCCTTAAGCCGCAGATAAATTGGAGGCGTCAAAGTTTCAACTCCTGCAAGGCGACGCGATCAATGAGCGCCTTCTGATCCTCAAACCCGAGCTTCAGAAACTCTTTTCTCGCGGATGACCGCCTGAATTTCTGAAGCACTTCCGGATCGTTAACGTAAACAGCATATTTTGCTGAATACCCCACTCTCCCGGTCACCACGGTGCCGTTGACAGTGATTTCACGGAACTGGGAGTTGATCAGCGTGGAAGTATCGATAGGCGTGTATATGGCTGCCTGTGATGCGCCAATAATCATGGCCGACTGGATCGCCCGCACCACTTTGCGCCCCTGAACGTCTTTGATGATGGCGTTCAGGTTCTGCTTCGCATTCTGCACTCCTCGCAGCTTTGCCCCCATATCAGGCTCCTGTGATTAGCGCGTAATCATCCGCCAGCCTTTCGAATGTATCGGCGAATCGGGTGATCTGCTTTATGTCATCGGCACTGTCCGGCGGCACAGCTTCTTCGGAAGCGCCCAGAAAGATGCGATCGCCTTCGTTCGCCAGCGCATACTCGGTCCAGATAGTGTTTTTGACCACAATCTCCTTGCCGATGTCGCCGACTTTCGCTGACAGGCCGCCCTGGTAGTCACACATGACTGCTTCCGGCGCATGCCAGCCAAGAGGACTGCCGCCGCCGTCGAGATACCCGCCATCGGCATCGCGGATACGGCGCCATATGGTTGCCTCGAAGGTGTAGGACCAGTTTGCGAGGGATGACATTGCTACTCCTTCCAGCTTATGACTTCAGGGTTATCCGCGGCGATGCGCGGGCATTTAATCCGCCATTCGCCAGCAGCATTAACGTGAGCTGTTGTCTGCCGGCCGGTGCTGGTTTTCACCCACACCAATTCGAATGGTTTCGGAAGGCGCACTGATACGGGGATCCACATCAGCAGCCACCAGCAACCATGAAGAATCCGACGCTGGCCCCGGCACTGATTGGCAAGCCTGAAGTGCACCCTGACGTGTCCAGCGCCGAGAGCGAGTTACGCAACCAGATGGTGCTATCCTCGCCATAATCAAACGACCGGGAAGCGCCAGATGGAGCGCCCTGCGATTTGATGCGCCGCGCGCCGGATGATGTTGCCATCAATGCGGCGGCGTACATCAGAATCAGCTTAGTGGTGCACTCGTCATGCCCCGCACCTTCGAGGCACGGGATAATCTTGTTCACCAGGCAGAGGATCGGTGCCAGTAGCGATTCCGGGATGGAATAACCCAATTCACCGAGGAACTTTTGGATATCTGCGGATGTGATTGGGTCAGCCATCGCTATTTTCCTTTTTTCAATGCAGCTTCAGCCGCGTCGGCGCGCTTCTTCTCTGCTTCCAGAGCTTCGGCATGCGCCTGTTGCGCCGCTAAGAGCTCTTTTTCAGCCGCGTCGGCGCGCTGAGTTTCTGCTGTCAGCTCAGCTTTGAGCTTTTCCAGTTCAGCACCACCCGGCGTGGCCACTTCAAAAACATCCGCTGATACCGGGGAGGCTTTGCCGTTCAGCCAGGCCGGGAGGGTGGTACCTTCGTAAACGTCACCCTTCTTCAGTTCGTGGCTGTCATGGGTGAGGATCCATTTGTGCTTTTTGTCGGTCATGGTCAATCTCCTGAAAAGGGGCCGAGGCCCCTTATGCTTTAGTCAGCTGAACGTAACCGGCGTTACCTTCATCATCGTGTTTGAACTGCGGTGCCACGGCGGCCAGAACGCTGTAGACATAATCATCTTCAGGGTTAAGTCGCGCTTTTGGGCGGATGGTGAGCGGCATGCCATTAAGGATCTGCACGACGTCAGGACGCTTCACAACGCCCAGCACTTCGTTGGTTGGCACCTTGGACGCTGGAACGATTGCTGCCAGTCCCGGGATCTCCATCAGGCGCGTCAGGATGGTTTTCGGGTAGTTGGCCGCATAGTCCGTCACGGATGCGTAGAACCAGTCTGAGTAGTTCACATACAGTGTTACCGGGGCATAAAACTTCTTGGCGTGCAGCGCTGCAATGGCTGCAGTGACCACACTCACCCACTGTGCGCCGGTGGCTGAAGCCAGGTCGAAACCGTGAGTTCCGGTTGCACGCTGCGGGGCCGTGCGGAAGCCGAAGATGGTGGACTCGCCAACGCGAATGGTCGAATCGCCATTCAGCACCAGGTCTTCCATCTTCTCAGCCACTTTGCGCTGATGGTTCCCGATCGCATCGCTGTCCAGGGAGTAGCCTTCAGTCTGCGCGGCCAGCATCTGGCGCCAGCCGAAACTCAGCTCAGAATCGATGATCGGCAGCGGCGTGCCTTCATAGTTCATCACTGGAGAATCAACCTTCGCCTTGCCACGACCATCCAGGCTGATGTTCACATCACCGGAGTCGGACAGGGTCATGAAGTAGTGAATGATTTTGCCGAGGCGCATCGGACGCGAGACGGTAGTAGCCAGGTCGTTAAACACTGACAGCACATCGCGCTGCACGGTGATCGCCGAACGGTCCCACTCACCCCATACATCTTTTGGCAGAGTGGAGGCGTTGCCCATCAGCTCGTTGTGCGCAATGAGCGCACCGTTGGCATGGTTCACATCAAAGCCATTCTGCGCGGCCATGATGTTGTGGGAGTGCTCCCAGCGGCGGCGCCCGTTGAGGATCAGCGCCTGCTGCTCTTTAGTAAACTTCAGCATTCTGTAATTCCTTAGGCCGAAGCCGGCTTAACGTAAGAGTTAACGATTACGACATCAGCGAAACCAGCGGCAGCCAGGGTGCGGCCTGCTTTTTCATCGAAAGTCGCCACAACGATGTCTCCGGCAGCTGCTGCTTTGAAAATACCGCCCGCGCCGACGGTCAGCTCCTGACCGATGGTGTAAGCGGCAGCGGCCAGGCGCACGTTGTATTCCTGGTCGACTTCGACGCGGTACTGCACGCCAGTTTCGTTGGCCGCGTATGCGGTGTTGATGTCCTGCCCAATGAAGCGACGATTGCCAAGGATCAGCAGGCGCCCGGATGCATCAGCAGCTACAGCCACGCCGCCAGTCGTGTTTTTCTTCACAACTACACCGGGCGACAGCGCGCTGGCTACCGGCAAGTTGATGGTTTCCGGTTCGCGCTCGGCCGGGCCGCGGTAAATGACGTGTGCCACCATTATTTTTTCTCCATTTCAGCGTTGAGGTCGTAGTCAGCCCACTGATCGGCTGCCTGGCTGTTTGGCTGGAAGCCGCCCACGATGCCGTGAGATTTCTGGCAGTTTGCATACAGGCGATCGAGCGCTTTACCCTGCAGGTCAGCCACTTCCTCGTCGCTCATGTTCATAGCCAGCTTCACCGCATCGCGTTTCTGCTTCAGTTCGTTCGCTGAGTTCGCCTGCAGCTGGCCTTCCAGCGTGGTCAGCTTCTCAGTGAGCGGGGCGATGGCTGCATTAACTGCCGCTGTAATGGCTGCAGCGTTGACCTGCGACGCGCCAGCCGGGTCGCCGTTACCTTCCTTTTTGAGCGACTGTTGGTTATAGGCATCCCAGACCTGATCGTCGGTCAGCCCTTCGGTTTTAACGCCTGCGGCATTGAGCGCGGCGATCATCTTCTCTTTCATCGGGTTACTATCTCCGTTGGTTTTGACTTCATATTCAGTGGGTTTGCGAATAACTTCGACAGGCTCACCGACCAGCGTCACCGCGCCATCGTCAATGAGGTACTTTTGCTGGAAGAGCTGCTTCCCTTCCTCGTAAATGAACTTGTCCGGCCAAACGCTGGTGACATAGCGATAAAGGTCAGTACCGGCCGTTGAGCGGATGGCATCGCGCAGCATCGAATAAATCTCGTCAAACGAGGCGTCGCCGTTGTGGTGCAGGAAAAACTTAGCCTTGTTGATCAGGCCGTCTTTCATGTTATTAGCGGTTTCCGTCAGGCTGGCCGCTTCTACCGCCCCCTCCTCGCCGTCTGCATTCACAAAGATGCCAACGCCTTCGGCTGGTGTCGCCGCGCCGGGCTCGTCCAGCAGAATGGCCACATGGTCAAATCGCATGTTGCGGGCGATCCAGCTGTACTTTTTGCCTTTGGACTCGCCTTTGCTGTTCTCTTTGTTGAGCAGCAGGCCGGTGGAGACATGGATGGGTTCGACGCTGTTCCCGGCGATCATGTCGTCGAGACGAGCAATCAGGCGCTTACCGTCCGGCGACTGGTCGGCAACGCGCTTATTCACATAAACGTCCATCACCACCTTGTCGCCGGATTTGGTGACGTTCTGTGCCCATGCGCCAACGTGGAACTTGTTCAGCGCGCGGGCATCGTTGGCGCTGACAAACTTGCCGTCGACTTTTGGGTGCGGCAGTGGGGTCAGTTTCCCCTCGATGCTGCCATAGCTGCTGTTAATCTCCTCCGCCGGATACAGGCCGCCATTCATCACTACGTCATCAACGACAGGCACAACGCCGCGGATGACGTAATGCTCGTCACCGTCGATGGTTTTTGTTGAGATGTTTGAGGCGTTTACGGCGAAGGATTTAACGTGGATGCTTGATAGCTTCACGCTGGATCCTCATTTGGTTTGAATTGTCAGGCAGCCTTCTTCCACTGCTTTCTCTCTTCGATAAGTCGGTCGATCAGCCCCTGATTCACGATCTGGCCCTTCTCGTCCACCAGGCACGGTATCTGGCTGCAGTAGCATCGGTAGCGGTTGCCGTTCGCGGCGTAGAAGAATCTCACCTCGTCAGTCGTGTAAACCTGTCCATGACGAGACGCATGCCACGGTCGCGTGGTTGGCTTCAGTGCGGAGATCCACAGTAGCGCGGTGCGCAAGCCAAGCCGCTCAGCGCTCCAGTCGGTTTCAGCCCACTGCGCCTGCCGGAGCGCACCAACCTGTTCGGTCTGGGCTATGTTTTTGGCTCTTGCCATCGATACATCGAGGCGCTTGCTGATCACCCGGGCGGTTTCGCGAGGGTTAACCCCTCTACCGATGGCATCCGAAATCACGTTAGCCAGGTCGGTGCGCGCTGCATCACTCAGCCCTTTCCAGTCGCTGTATGCAGAGACGTATGCCGCGGCTATCTGGTTCTGGTACGCCGGACTGCTCAGCAGCTGCGCCATTGTGGTCTGCTGGGCGTATACCGGCGACTGGGTAGACAGATTTGTAAACGCCTGGTGCGTGCCGCGCTCGTACTCAGCTGAGACGTACTGCAGCGCCCACAGGTCCTGCTCTCCACCCTCCAGCAGATAATCATCCAGGATAGTCTGAACAATTTTCAGGAGGTCGGAGATCTGCGCCGCCGTCATGTCATAGACAAAGGTCGATGCGTTCGCCGTGTAAAGCGTTGGCATATCGCCGGACTGGTGGCAGAGGAAATTCCATTTCTGTCCGTTCCCCTCCTGCTCCCGCCCGGTCATGCGCTCGTCGATCAGCGCCTTGAGTGCCAGCTTTATCCGGTAATACCGTTCATCAATATCCTTCGCCATGCGGCTTACCGCGCCGCCTGACATCGTCGGGTCTTTACGCGACCTCGGTACTACCGGACTTTTCGGCTTCAGACTCATCGTCGGCAAGGGGGTCAGGACGCTGCTGCTTTGGTTCGCCATCATCATCACCCGGATCGGTTATTGCCTGCATCTCGCCTTCGGCGCGCACCTCGTTTTCGGTTATAGCAGACCTGCCGAAGGCACTGGCCGTCTTCACGCCGACATCGGCCATCGCGGACATGTTCGCAATCTTCTCGGCGCGGCTTGGCGCCAGTAAATCGGACCAGCCGACCGTGATTTCATCACCCTTCGGTGCCGGGACGATCCCCATCGTCCAGAAGCGCGTGATGATATCGGTGATGAACTCAGTGAGAATGCCATTGCGCCGCGACATGCGGGTTTTAGCCCAACTCTTGCTGTCCTCTGTGGATGCCCGCTCGCCAGTTTGCATGCCCACCAGCTCCTTCATTGGGATCGGCACGGTGGCGCACCACTCGCTCAGCGCCGTTCGCCACGTTGGTTCGGGGTCGGCAGCTGCCACTGACAGCACTTCAGCAGTACCTGCCTGCATGAAGCTTGCGCTGTCGGTGCTGTCGTTCAGCCGGCGCACCTGCATATCCAGCCCCTCAGACAGCTGGCTCTCCGGCACGCCGAGCGCTTTTGCCAGCGCAGCAAAGTTGGTTTTTTCGCCGAATGAGTAGTTCAGCTGTCGGCTGGCATTCTTTAAGAAGCCCTCCGACGCGCCGCCGCTCACCTTCTCGATATCCAGCAGCTTGTTAAAGCCATCCTCGAGCATCGACCGCCCGGAAGTGATAGAACCATCCTCCGATCCTTCAGCCAGGAGAATTACCCGGTCCGGGTGAACGTTGATAATTCGACCTGGCCGCGCGTCCTGATTGTTGCCAACAGATAGCTCAGTGAACGAGTACATGGTCGCGTCGCCGAACGTTTCGCTTTCCGGATCGCTGTCCCAATCTATTGGCTCTATCTGCGCTTCCCATGCCGGGATCAGCTTTACCAGCGCTTTCTCAGCCATGCGGGAAACGATGGTCTTATCGACCGGCTCGCTCCATGGCTTGCTGTCCTTCACTTGGATCAGCAGTGCGGCATAGCGGCCCACCAGGTTGCGGCGGTCGGTGCCTTTAATCTGCTTCCAGCAGCGCTTCAGCAGCTTGTTGATGCGCTTGTCCCATGGCGTCTGTTTAGTAGCGTCCTTGGTTTGGTCGCCCTCGTAGATTTCCGGCAAATCCTCCCAGCATCCATCAACCATGCGGCTGACTGATGCGCCGGCAATCGCGTTTCGGGTATATGCCCGGTAGAAATCTTCAAAGGTCAGTTCAACCGGGTAGCCGAACTCCTGGTAAAGTCGCTGGCGCTTAGTATTGCTGGTGCCGTTCAATAGCGAAGCCAGCCACTGTGCGCGATCCTTTTCGATGGCGGAGTTAACGGCCCTCTGCGATTTATTTTGGCTTTCGTTCACGGTTCCTCCGTCAGCGCGAGCGCACCAACATGCCGATTGATTGTGGTTCTGACAGTTCGGTCAGCGCGTAAACGGCTGCATCGAGGCGGTCGGGGGATTTCTTAGCGGTCGCGGGCACGTATTCCATAAGCTGGTTCTCCAGCTGATAGAGGCTTCCCCGGTGCGCCACGCGACCCTGCGCATAAAGCGCTGATATGGGTTCGGCGCGGGCATACTTACCCTTGCTGGCGTGCACACGGATGATGCGCCCGGTGAATCCGGCATTTTTCAGGGTGTCTTCGGCCATATCGCCGCCCTGGTTGGTCTCGATGACGATCGCATCTGCGTCGTGATGGTGATACGCCTCGATGGCGCGGGTAGCCCAGCCGTTCGGGGAGTATTTGCCGCTGTAGTCAGCGTCCAGCGTGTACTGGCGTTCATCGCCGCTGCCATAAGCGCTGGCAACCGCAATACCTGACTCATCGCTCTCATCGCTGTTGGTGGCCTGCGGGTCAATGGCAACAACGGTCCGCGCAAGCTCCTGCGTGATCCGCATTTCGTGCGCGGCGTTGATCATCTCCTCGTTCCACAGCGCGCCCTCGGCATTAAAGCGCTTCGGATTCTGCATGTACTGCGCGTCGGCTGTGCGCCGGTGCGAGAACAGAGAAACCCGGTGCGACTCGTTGTGCTTAAACGGCCACAGCCAGCCATCAGGCAGGCCATGGTCGATTGGGATTGCGTGGGTATTCTCGGGGTAGACATCGGCATAGCTCTGGCTGTTGTCGATGATTACCGGGAGATTGAGATGGTGCCACTCCTCGCCGCTACCGCCGCGCAGCAAATAGCCGCTCAGGTCGTGGTAGTGGATGCGCTGCATAATCACGATCATCGGCGTCGTTTCGACGGCCAGTCGCGATTTGATGGTCTCGTTAAAGCGGTTGTTCACCCCGTCGCGCACGATTTCGCTGTAAGCGTCATCGGGTTTGACCGGGTCATCGATGATTAGCGCGCCCTGCCAGCCCGGTTCCATGTGCCCGGCGCGGAAGCCGGTAACCTGGCCAGCTGCAGACGAGGCATACACACCGCCGCCGAACTCGTTCCACCACATCGCTTTGCTGTCGGCATCGTCGCGCAGCTCCATGGGCCACATAGCCTGGTACACCTTCGACTTGATCATGCCGCGCGTGGTGGATGAGTTCAGCAGCGCCAGGTTGTGCGAATAAGACAGATGCATGAAGCGGGCGCGGTTGTTCAACGCCAGGCCGCGCCCCATCATGTTAATTGTGGCCAGTTCGGTTTTGGTATAACCGGGCGGAACGTTAATGATCAGGCGCTTTATCTCTCCGGATATGACGCGGTCGAGTGTGTCCTGTATCACCTGGTGATGCGGGGCGACAATCATCTTTCCGCCGGTGCGCTGCTTGAAGAAGTAGCGGGAGTAGTAGAGCCCGTCCTCCTCGCACTCTATTTTACGGGCATAGTTCCGCTGCTCAACAGTCGTCATCCTCCAGCATCTCCTGTCGAGCCTTCTTGTATTCTTCCTTCGTCAGTGTGGCCGACTCGATGGGCGCCCCATCTTTCCCGGTCAGTTCAACCTTCTGCTTGTTGGTATAAGCGTCGCCGCACTCCTTCGCTGCCTGCTCGATGATCTGCGCGGTCAGCGCGAAGTTCCTCATGCCCTCGGTGCGCGTGGCCATCCGGTCGAGCGTTCGCAGCCGATAGGCCTTATTGGCGATCGGGATGTCTGAAATCTCGTTCTGAAAGCGCGTGCGGGTCGAATAAAACATGTCCACCCACTTCTGAGCCAGACCGCGCCCATTTGCCTTCGTCGGGTCGTGCGTCTCGACCTGCTGGCGGCTAACCGCGATCCCGAATTCTTTCTTGACTGACTCCACCACTGTCGAAGGCGTGTCAAAACAGGCCAGCGACTGGACGATGAAGGCTTTGACTTCACCTTTAAGGATCGCCATTGCTTACCTGCCTGTCATGATTGGTCAATAGTTAAGCCAGCTTCAGCAGGCATGTGCCGCATGCTCTGGCTATGTCGATTTTTGCCACCTCCGGCCGCTCCGCTGCTGCGTCGATCAGCTCCTGGACGTCACTGCTGGCGCCGTAACGTCGAACCACGCCCACGAACTCCTCGACGTCGTGCCCGCGCATAGTCAGCTTCGGCTGCCCTTCCCGCGTGAATGCCGGAGCACCGAACTCGTCGGTTAGCTGGGCGATGTGGTAAAGCTCATGCTCGACCAGCGCGCAGAACTCCAGATCCGTGCACTGCGCGCAGAAATCGGCAGCCAGCGTGATGATGTAGCCCGGCACCCCGCCGAACCATTCATGCATCTGCTGTTCCATCCGGGCCTTCTGCCATCCACCAGCACGCATGGCGACCTCTTCCGCCTGACCCAGTACGGTGCGCCCTTTCTTCGTGAACGCAGAAGATGCCCACATAAAGCGGATATCAGCGTCAATCAGGTGGCCGTGGTCAGCGTTATGCAGCAGCCCATCGGCTGACAGGATTTGTTGTGAAGCCCATTCAAGAACTTCAGGCGCGGGGATCAGCTTCGTGTAGCCGTGGAAATCTTCGATAAGGCTCAGCGGTGGCATCGGCCTCAATATTTCTTCGCCGGTACCTGACATGACTATTCCTCTTCGGCTTGTGTTTCCACCGTTGGCACCGGATCGAACTGCATTTTTAATACGTCATCTGGGGCGAGGTAGACCCAGCCACCATCTTCCTGGGAAATACCTATGAAGCCATTCACAACTTCAGGCTGGGAGCGGTTCATCAGGCCAGTGTGTGTTTCGCCTGATTTGGTTTTGACAGTGATTCGATAGGTGTCAGCCATTAAACTCAACCTCCTGACCATCAAACACCAGCTCCTTTTTGAAGCAGACATTGGTCATGCATCGCCAGCCTAAAAGCGCTGACAGCAGCAGGATTGGCTTCATATATGGACTCAGAGTCATCTTGTAAGTGAGTGTTCCGGTTGTCATTTAGAGTTTCCTGCTGGATATGAGGAGAATTCATCATCAGGCCCACTCGAAAATGGGCCTTGTGATGCTCACTACTCGTTACTTTCGGTGGCCTCGTCCCACTGCTCGCGGAACTGTACCGGGTTATCGCTACCTTGTAGTGCCATTGCTGCTCTCCTTTCGGGTTTGTTCAATGTCTCGGATGCCAGTCAGTTGGCTGTTGGCCTGGTCAATCGCCGTTAGCAACGGGTCAATCCACATTACCGCCTGGCAGTAAGTCAGGGTGCCGGGGGCAGAGGCGCTAGGACTGGTGCTGTCAGCGATGCCGGGATCGGCGTGCATTGCACTGGCACGTAAACGGTTCGTGTAGTCGAGCAACCTGCCAGCAATAGCAGCAGGCACATGCAGAGCACAGGTCGGCTCGCTTTTGAGGATGGTGCGATACTCAATCTCTTTCTCCTGCGCCTTTCCTGTCAACGTCACAGCATATTGCTGCTGCCTGTCGGCTATCTCGTTGAAGCGGTTAAACTGGAAAGCCTGGGTAGCGATTACAGCACCCTGCTTGTCGTTGTCGTGTTGCAGCTGCTGATTGGCTGTGACCTGCATAGCTAACTGACCATGGTAATAGCTCGCCAGTTTTGCCGCCGCGATAGCCATAACCAAAAGCAGCCCCCAAACCATAGTTCGCCAATCAAAGGTCATTTATCCAATCCCCAGCAGGTTAACTCAGCCTCCTGATCCCGGCGCTCAACCTGGCCGAAGCAGCCGTTCGCCTGCCCTTTCGTCAGCCGGCAGTCGCGGCCCCGGTCATGCACCCAGCGCTTAATTTCAGCGCAGGCACCCAGGCGATCGCCAGCGTTGAGCTTTTTGTAAAACGTTGAAGTGAAGCACTTTCCG